TGCACTAAATGAGGAAGTAATACCAGAATCCCAATTTGTAGTTACTGCTGTATGAGATGATGTTTCATAGAATCCAATTGAGGTTCCATCATTTCCATTATATATTTTATCTCCAGCATGTAAAGTATAGGTACCACTATTGTTGGTAATCATTACATTCCACCATTCTCCATTAAAAAATGGTAAATATATGCTAGAAGAATTTGTAAATCCGTCTGCTGTGAATTTTAAAGTAGCATATTGATAATATGGATCTATTATAGAACCATTATAAGAACCACTGGCTAAAGCAGATCCTGTATATTCTAGTACTAAAGCAACATTTGAACCATCATCTAAAGACCATACAGATTGTGAATAATTTGTAGGTACTGGTGTTTCTGCTTGAAATCTTAATTGTACAGTGGAAGGACGATCATCTGTAGCATTCCAATCTGTATTAAGTGTCCAATCAGTTGTAATATAATTTGTACCTTCAGTATCAAACTTTTTATTATATTTGTGAAAATAATAATCCCAATCGTTTACGTTAACTTTATCTTTTCCTCCAAATTCACTTATTCTCAATATTGTATCAGGAATACCATAGGAGGTAATCAAAGCGCGTAAACCAGGTAAAGTACCTTTTGTTTTAAGCAGGTATGGTAAGTTATGGTAAATGCGTTTATATAGCGATTTATTCACATCATCTAACGGGATATAATCGTTTGAGGCCGATATTAAAGTATCAACATACTCATATCCTGTTGGTGTAGGTAAAGATCCTGTTATGAATGGGAAGGGAAATAAAGCTCCACCATCTGTTGAACCTAAAAACGCTGTGTATAAATCTTGTTTAGAGAAGTTGTTTTGATATATTTTAATTCCAAAATCTCTAATCGCATCAGCAACTAAATCTTTTGATATACCAAATTCTAAACGGTTATCGTTATTGTATTTTTCAGTTACATCTTTTGTATAAACCCAAACATTATCATAATGTTGACCCAACATATTAACAAAAAGTTCATATGGAGCATTTTCAGGATCTTCTCTTAAGTATTCTGGAATTGCAAATACTAGATTATCTTTATTATCTTCATCAAATATAGAGGCGGTATAAATTCTACCTCCAAAATATGGGCTATTTTCATTTAAACTACCAAACCATTCTAATACAGCGGTACTACCTGTTGTAGCTAGTAGGTAAGGAGGTTCGGAAGTGGTTTTAGGCCATGCAAATGATCCACTAGTGTAATATAGAAAATATTCATATTTGTCAAAATTCTTAATTACATTATTTATTTGACTCTCAAATGTTGCTATACTACCAACTACAGCACTTGAACCAGAGGTTGGACCAGAGATTCCTGATTGTATTTGAGCAATAGAGGATGAATAATCTTCAATTAAACTTACCTTATAGTAGAAATTTTCTAAACGTGTTTTAGCAGAACTAAAATGTACAAAGTTTTCAAAATCTGTATAATCAATGTTTATGTTTATATCTTTTTCGGATAATAAACTATCTAATTGATTATTTGAGGATGATATATTTGAGGAAATTAAATCATTATATGATAACTCATCTGTGGAGTTATTGATTTGGTTTTTTAAATCAATATTAAAGTTAGGGCCCTGTATAGGGGATGAATCTTGAAATTCTATTACCTCTTCCTCAAAAACTATGTTATATGCTAATGGGTTTTCAATTAAAGTTACAACCCATAACTCACTTTTTATATCAAATTCAGTAGGTAATGGCTCGTATAATTTAATTAAAATAGTAGGATCTGAAGGATCTTCATTATCTAGCTGGATATTATTTGCTAGAATTAATTGGTTTTGTCCAAAATTTAAATAAAAATCAATAAAATAATTACTATCATTTCTTTGTTGAACAAATGCAGTGGTATCACTTACAATTGCATCATTTGAAATTGTATTACTATCTAAACGTAACTCTGTTCTATCAGAAGATATTTCAGTTATGTAAAGATAATCTGTTGGAGTACCTACTTTTTTATTTAAAAAGCTATAATATGTGTTATATTCTCCTTGATTTAAACCCTGTGTTACTAGATCAGCTTCAGGATCTATTATAATTTGGGAAATTTGATTTGTTAAACTGGATTGCCCATCGTTTTGTATAGTGTAAGAATCATAAGCATAATTCTCTACTAATTGTTCTCCATTTAAAGTATAAACAAAATATTCAATATAACTATTTTCCTCTAAAGTAGTATCTATCTCAAAGGAAGGGATCAAATTTAAATCCTTCTCATCATAATCATATGAGGTAAAATCTTGTGCGGATATTTGAGAAACTTCAGCCATTAATTATTTCCGTTTAATGAAGTACCAGTTTGACATTCAATTAGTTGTTGTTGTGTATTCAATAATTCCTCTCTTAATTGAGCAATTTCTTTTTGTAATGCCTCTATTTCAGCACTATTTGCTTCAAAGTTTATATATTCTGAACTTTGGGTGATTAAATATTCGTGTGAGTTTATATCTCCAGTTTCAGGGATGTCATAAAATAACTGATTGTATAATTCAAAGAATTGTTCAACTGTTGCTTGAGATGATATCTGTTCTTGGATAGTTTTTTGTCCAAGTTGATTAAAAGAGGTATCTATAGTTTTTGTGTATAGCTCTTTATTATAAACCGTTTTATTTAACTTAATATTTTCAGACATTAGTTAACTATTTTAAAATAGTAATTATCATCATAGATTCTTGTAGAACCATCAATTGTTGTTTTAACTTGTATTTTATAATATCTTTCAGGTTCTAACCCATTCATATGAATATCAAAGTAATTACTTGTTGAATCTGCACTAATTTGAGTATATTGATTGTCAAAATTAATAACATATTCATTAGTATCCAAGTCTTTTATTGCATAATATGAAGCAGTTGGTAAATAATTTGTGCTTACATAAAATGAACTAGTTTGAAATACTCTAGCTGGGTATAAAGGGGATATGTTTAATCTAAATCTATTTACACTATCCTGATAGAATCTTCCAGGGTTTTCAGCTAAAGACATTTTAATATTAGGATCACTAACTATTGTTGATTCACTACCTGTTAAAATAGAGGTATAATCTCTCCATTTAAACTCTAATTGAGGTGGATAAATTGTATTTGTATCAACACTATAATATTTTAAAGTAGGTTGAATATCTAAACTTGTATTAAATTCACTACTACCTGAAAATTTTGTAATAAATCCATAGTTAGGTAAAGAACCACTATACCATTTTGATACTATTGTTTTAACTCCAACATCTATATCTTTATCACTTCTTAAATCAAATGATTGAGTTACTCTATATGAAGCAATTCCTGATCCAGAATAAAACCAGTTACCACCACCTTGATCTGTGTATTGTGGGTTATAAGAGGATGTATATAATTCTGTTCCTACTGATCCGCTTTCTGACCATGAAGTTGAACCTGATATATTTGTGTAGCCCCAAGATACACCATCTGTGGTAGCGGGGGAATCTCCAAATTCACCTGTTCCATTTTCCCATGTTTGTGCTACAGGAAAAAATTCTAAAGTAGTTGCAAAAGATAAACCAGTAGCCTCTGCTATAAAGTTTCTAAATGATACATCCCAATCATTACTACCAATTTTATTTTCAACTACATCTGTAATTTCATCAATATCAAATTGGGTTAAAAATCGTGTTACATCAGGAGTACCTGTTATTCCAATGTAGTTTCTTACCTCACTAATAGCATCCAAACCTGTGTTTGTTGCTACAGCCTCTGAGTATAGGGTTGCGTCTTTATATGGGAATATTTTATATACAGCCATTGTTTATTTTAATTAAATTACTTTTCCCAATTTTTAGAGTTTAAATATGTATTTTTTGGGAGATATTGGTGTAAAATATTTTTAATTTCTTTTCCATCTTTATCTTTTAATGCCCCTCCTCCAGATTGATAAAAGCCATATATATTTCCAGATTTTATATTTTTATATATCCCCCCAGGAACATTAGCAGCATTATCTCTATTGGGGCCACCTGTTACCTTTTCATTATCAATATCTAAATTTGTTTTAAGTCCGAATTTATTTAATAAGCCCATAATTTTATTTTTATAGTGGTACTACTTTTCCTTTAATATCTTGGTTAGGATATTTTACCTCAAATATACTAGGATCTAATGAAGGATAAACTACTTGATTTTGTAGTGCTCCATTAATATCATATGAATATTGTGAATATCCTGAAGTTGTTCCTGCTTTATTTATTATTTGTATATTTTTTACAGTTTGTACTCCTTTTACTTTATCTAATAAAACAAATAGATCTCTTAGTAAAATTGGTTGATTTATTTGCCATTTATCAATAGCAAAATAGTCTTGCAATTGAGATACACATCTTAATAGTACTTCATTATTGTTAAAATCTGGGAGTACTATGATTTCAAAGTTAACACCTATATTAATGACATAGGCATCTCTAATCTCAATGTTATCCCCTATTATTCTATTTTGAGAAAGATATGTTCTTAAATTTCTTTTTAAAGCTGTGGAAGGAGTAGTTAATTTTCCATTCACATCTACACTCAAGCAATATAAGCTTAATGTTTCAATAGTGGAAACTTGCTCATCTGTTAATTGAGGTTTTTCAATAAATGCTTTAGATACAGTACCATAATCGGAAGGCATACTTAAAGCTCTAACTAAATAATCATCTGCTGTAACTGATCGTTTTTGGGATGCAATTAAAGCTAAAGTATTTTGTCTTATTTCATTTGTTGTATCACCTGCTTTACCACCTGAAGCTGCCTCTTCATTATTTGAGATAATAGTTCCAAATATATAATTTGCGGTAGTAGGGTTTAAATTAGTATTATTAAATGATGTGTTATTTGTATTTAAACCCGTTAAAACATTTGCTTCAACATTTGAGCCAACACCTCCACCTGTTAAATATCTAACGGTTAAAGACACGTTAGAGGGTGCAATTCCATAAGTATCTGTATAAAGGAAGTTTGAAGGAGAATATGCAGCTGTAAGTTTATCTTGTTTAAAAGGTAATCCTAAACCAACATTATTTGGGTTTGGTACTATATCCTCATCATTATCTTGAGTTGTACCTGCACCAAATTGTAGTTGTACTACTCCATTACTTAAAACACGTGTAGCAAATCTACGTTGTACTTTTTTAAGTTTTAAAATATAAGGTACTTCTCCCTGGTTTTGGACATTATTAGGATCATTAATGTTGGTATTTTTAATTTTATCATATACCATTTCTTGACCTAAATGATCTACCTCATACCAAGTATTTCCGTTTGAATCAGTAATATCTAATATTTTTAAGAAATTATCAGCATTTATGTTTACTGTTGGGAATTTTGTAGGGGCACCAAAAGTAAAAGTTTGAGTAGAAACAGTAGATGAGATTGCATTTCTGGTCTTTTTCAACAAATAGTATTGTGGTGTACCACCTGAGATCTGATATACTGAAATTTCTGTTGGGTCTTGTGAAGAGGAAATTGAAAAATCAACTTTATCTTGTATTAAAAATGTTCCCCCACCTGCTGTAGATGATATTGTTGTATTTTCCCCAACTGTAACAGCATAACTATAATCAGGAACTGTTACACTACCTGAAGTAGTTGCTGGGAGTTGTTGGTATATGTCCAAAGTAACTTGAGCAGCTGTTGATACTTTTGGTTTGTATCCAAACATATATGCTAACTCATATAATGAATTTGTTTGGCGAGCAAATTGGATATAGTTTTCTTGGATTTGATTATCTAAGTAAAAACTTAAAACATCCCCTACATAAGAGGCTTGCTCAATAAACATTACACCAGGGGAAGATGGTGTAAAATCATTGTATGTTGTAGGAAAGTATACTTTAGAAAACTCAATTAACTGTTGTCTAAAGTCATTAAATTCCTTATTTAAGTATGATATATCTCGTTTTATTACAGTCATTATGCAAATGATAAGGTTATTTCATCAGTTAAATTTGTATTAATAACACTGTAGGTAAAACTAACAGTAATTGTATTAATATCATCATTTCTTAAAACCTCTAATGTATCTACCCTAATATTAGGGAAGTTAGCTTGTAGTTTACTTTGTAAATCTTGCTTTAGAAATTCTAAATTTCCATCCGAAATTTGAGAAAATATAAAATCTCTTAAACCTGCCCCAAATAATGGGTTTAAATATCTTTCACCTGGATTGGTGAGTAAAAAGTTGATTAAATCACTTTTAATAGCATCTTTTGTTTGGAAGTTTGATTTAAATACAGCGGGACCGTTTAAAGGAAGATCAATTCCTACAGCCGCAGAATTATCTAAATCAATTGGAAATATTTGTTGTGCTCCAAATGCCATTATTTAGTATTTAATAATCCCATAATTTGATCCATTCCAACCTCACCAGTACCTAAATTTCCATTTACAGGATCAGTAGTTGCACCAGGGTTAAAAGGAGCTACATCACGGGAGGTAAAAGATAAAGCAGTTTCACCTAAAATATCTTGATATTTCTGTCTCATATCTACACTTGATTGCATAGGTTGAGATTGTGGTTGTTGAGATGGTTTGAAAGATTCTGTAACGGTTTGTGTTTTAGGGGCCCTAACAGCCTCCAATAAAATGTCTTTCAATTCATCCTGAATTGCTTCTTTTACTGCTTCTTTAATTAATTTTTTTAAGATATCTGTTTTCATATATGTTATAAATATAGGGTTAGTCAGCTTTTAAGTCATTTACTTTAATATAGAATGCAAGTTCATTAATAAGAATTTGCTCAGAGGAACTATAAGAATATTCTCCTCTCAATAATATAATACCTTGAGGGTTCTTTGCCACGGCTCTTTTACGTTTTAGGTCATTAGTGGTGTTTTCTGTTTCAATATCAAAAGTAAACCCATTAACCTCTAAATTTTCTAATTGAGCTGGTTGTTGAGAGTTTAATTCTACTAAAGTGGCATTTATACTTGTTAATTCAATTTCATTCCCCTCAGCACATTTCTGTATGAAAGTATCTAGAGAATTTAATAAATTTATAATTTGTTGTAATCTTTCTACTAAAGAGGATAAACTTAAAGTTAAACCAGAAGTTAATCCTGAAAATTTTGCTATACTAGGGGCAAGTAAAAAGTTTTTAGTGTCTTGTATTAAAGGAACAAGTGAGGGAGTACCAGGTGGTAAAGTAGGTAAAGGAGTAACTTTTAAAACATTAAATAAACCCTCAAATATATTTGTTACATTTTCTAACCCCTCAATAGCATTTAATGTAGTTGTAGAAGTTGTATAGATATTATTTAACTGTGCTGTTAATTTGTTTCTTTTTTCAACTATAGCATTTAATACCTCTGGAGGAGGGCATGATGTGCCTTGGGAAGGGTTTGGGTTTTCTAAAGGAGTGTTTACTCCAAATTGAGATAATAAATCAAGTACTACAGGTAATGATATACGTGTTATGGTACCTGCTAAATTATTTATACGAGATATAGCTAAAGTATCAGCTGAGGGTTTTAGTTTTGATTTTAAAGAATTAGCATTAATTTTTTCTAATTCTTTTTGTTGTTGAACTTTATTATCTGTTACAGTTTTTAGCTCTATTACACCTATATCTTCTTTAACTTTATTTGTTAAAGTAGTAGCACGTTTGGTTTTATTGTTATATCCACTTAAACTAAAAGTTAGTATTAAAGGAGATTCTTCATCCCAATCCCCACTTATAGAGAATTCACCTTTTGAATTTGTAAAAACAGTATTTACACCATCCCCAACTTGTACCCCTTTAAGTACCTGTTGAGACATATCAACCACTATACCTTTAGTTGTGTATTCCATTTATATTGTTTTACTTACTTTAGATTTTAAAGTGGGTAATTGGGTTTGTAATTCATTTAAGACTGAAAGAGCATTAGCAGCTGCCTGGTTCATTGGGGCATTAGGTGCGGCAGTCCCTCCAGGGTATATTTGATCTGTTAATAAAACATTACAAATTGAGGTAAGTTGGGTAATTAAACGGGATAATAAATCTGCTGTTTTATCTCCTAAAAGTAAGGGTTCTGTAGCATTTTCATTACCAAGTTTAACATTTTGAGCATCTATAAAAAGATTACGTGATTTCACGTTCATATATTCCTCAGTAAACAAACTTATACTTTTTTTAGACCCTATTAAAACACTATCATTTTTAGCATTTAATACAATTCTATCGGTATTTGTAAAAATTTGAGGGCCCGTATAATTATTTAATGTAATTGCTCTACCTAAAGTATTAAATGGGGTAAATCTACTTATAGTATTATTATCTACTGATAGTTTTTGGGTAGAGGTTAAATATATTGTGGAAAGATCTTTATCTAAATTTTCTACAGTTGGTACCCACCCATTAGTTTTAATTTCTGGGTTTTGACCATTTCTAATGATCATTATAGGGTCCCCATTATTTCCTACTGAAGACCATGTGTTATTTGTGTCTTTTGCGGTATTTCCAAATCTAATACTTTGGCCAAATCTACCTTCATATATTAAATCACCCGCATATGATTGTAAAGGGTGTATGTTATCTTTTTCAACAAATGTTTGTTGAGAAGGATTAGTTGGAGAATTTAAAGTAGCTTCAGGAATATCTCCACTTGTACCAACTTGAACAGGTACACCTAAAGGAGTAGTAGGAGTATCATTTGAGGTAGCTAAAGGGTTAGGTAAAGCATTTACATGGGGAGAATTCCATAAATCAATATTTGATATATAATATCCTTTTGACTTAAAATCATTACTATCTTGAATAGAGGTGGGTGCTCTTAACACCATTATCAATTCATTAACTAACGGATAATTTTGTATATTAGGAAAAAAGGGTTTTGCAATACTTACTGCTACCCCAACATTAA